AAAGACAGATGCCGATAGATCATGAATGTGTTTTTTGAAGTGACCTCAGGTCTGACGATCATGGTCATTTACGATAAACGTGGAAACTTATTGATGATGGATCATGGATAGTGTAGGAACATTGATATTCAGATTTGCAGTGGAACTGGCAAAACATGCCGGTAACGGATTCAGCTATGTGGATGTGCCCACGTACAAGGAGAGGATAGCGGAATGCCATAAATGTCCGAACTTTGATGCAGATTCAGGAAGATGCAGATTATGTGGATGCCTGATGGAGACAAAGACAAAATGGGAAACTTCAAGTTGTCCCGATGTTCCACCGAAATGGTCAAGAAAAGATGGCGAAGGGAAAGAGGGAGGTGATCCAGTTGTTGGCGACTGAATACAATCTTCCATTGAAAGAGGTGAACAGGATAGTGGCCTCGCAACTCATGACAGTTGCAGAGACCATATCCGCAGGATCATTCGATTCTGTGAGACTTCCGAGATTCGGACTGTTCAGTTCAAAAGAGTCAAGACGTGAATGCCTTGCAATAGCTAAGAAAAAGAACGATGCTAAGAGAAAATCTTTTGGAGCTGGAAAGTGATCTGGCGGTCAGACCTTCCTCATACTGTATGACCATAGATGCCTTCAAAGCAGTAGTGAAACACTATGGCAAGGAAGCGCCCAAGTATCTGGCCTACATCTATTTCAAATACGATCCGAGATCCTCGTACATGGTATATGATGAAAGTACCAGAAAGGCAGAGATACTCAGATCAGTGTTCAAGAATTCAAAGTTCGAGGATCATCCCACACTGAGAACAGCCATAGAGGAATACTCCAAGAATTCCACATCAGCACAGCTTCTTTTGGAAGCGGCCATGGAAAGTGTGGTCAAACTGAAAGAGTGGCTGAAGAATCTGAAGACAGATGATGAGGATTATGATGCATTGAAACATATGAAGATCCTTGGAGAACTTGGAAAGACCATCAACGGTATGAAAGAACTGGAAGATGCTGTCAAGAAAGAAGTTTCCGTGAACGACACTTACGGAAATGTCCAGGTGAACAGATACAATGAATAAGTTCAGGCACACCAAGAGACTTTCACCGGCTGCCGAACACTTCAACAAGTTCGGAAGATACACACTGCATCTCCAGAACACACAGGGATATTTCGATTTCTGGGATGAGGAGAAACGCAGATGCCTTGAGGGGTATACCACACCTGAGGGAGATATCACTATCACAGGATTCCACTATTTCTATCTGAACTATTGCAGGATCCAATTGTCCAAGGATGTGACACTGAAAGACGGTACGGTGATCGCCGAACGTACTGACAGTTTCCCAAGATTCTATGACAATGACCACAAGTATTTCCATGCCATAGATACCTGCCGTAGAGATGGCAAGCACATGGTGGTACTGAAGGCCAGACGTAAAGGATATTCCTACAAGGCCGCAGCAATGCTTGTACGGAACTACTTCCTTGTACGCAATTCAAAGAATTTCGTATTCGCAGGTCTGAAAGAATATCTGTCAGGAGCAGATGCCATCCTTACCAAAGCTTGGAAGATACTGAACTTCATTGACAACAATACTGCTTGGACACAGCCACGTCTTCTGGACCATCCTATGGAAAAGACCAGTGGATACAAAAAGAAGGTGAAAGGTCAGTGGGTATCCATGGGAATGCAGAGCAGTATAGCAGCCATCTCATTGAAGGATGATCCTGACAAGGTAAGGGGTAAAGCGGGAGAGCTCATATTCTTTGAGGAAGCAGGAGCATTTCCAGGACTTCTTGAAGCCTGGTCAGTGGCCATGCCTACGATGAGACAAGGTTCTAAAACCCTGGGAACCATGGTGGCCTTTGGAACAGGTGGTACCACAGGTGAAGGCTTTGAATCTCTCGATGAACTTTTTTACCATCCCAAAGCATACGATTGTCTGGGATTTGAGAACGAATGGAGTGAAGGAGGAGCCGGTACAGAGTGTGGGTATTTTCTTCCGATATATGAGATACTCGATGGTTTCATAGATGAGGATGGAAATTCACTGATAGAAGAGGCCAAGGAATTCGAACTTCTTCAAAGAGCAAAAGCAAGGACTGCCAGTGATCCGAAAGCATACGACAAGTATCTTTCAGAACATCCGTTCAATCCGGAAGAAGCAACACTTCAAGCCGACAACAACCTTTTCAATCAGGCCACCCTCAAAGAACAATATGACAGAGTACGGGCCAAGAATCTTCAATCTCTGGGAGTACCTGGGAAACTGGTACAGAGTGAGACGGGGGTAAAGTTTGAACCTGATTGGAATCTGAAACCCATACTTCAGTTCCCTCATAGAAAAGAAGATGACATCAAAGGATGTGTCCTCATCTATGAACCTCCATTCAAAATAGGAGGACTGGTACCTGACAACATGTACTTCATCTGTCATGACCCGTATGCGCAGGATAAATCCTCAGGAAATTCATTAGGGGCCACATATGTTCTGAAGAGACCGAACAGATTGAGCCAACCTGATGACATGATAGTGGCCTCGTACGTAGGTAGACCGAACACGCAGGATGAATACAATTCAAACCTGTTCAAACTCTCATTGCATTACAATGCCAAGATCGGATTTGAGAATGACCGGGGAGATGTGATCGGATATGCAAAAAGATTCAGGCTTCTACATAGACTCCAACCTGAGTTTGAAATGCTTTCCAACAAGGATCTTCAATCTTCTACAGTAAAGAGAGGATATGGGATGCATATGACCGATGCAAGGAAACGACAGGGAGAGATCTATCTGAGAGATTGGTTCGAATCAAAAAGAGGGAGGGCCATCGATGACAGTTACACATTGAATGCGCACAAGATCTATGATACCGCTCTCTTGATGGAGGCCAGAAAATTCAACCATAAGGGAAACTATGACCGCTGCCTTATAGGAGGAACACAACTTCAGACAATTAAAGGAAATGTGCCTATAGAAGAGATTTCTATTGGAGATCTTGTATTGACCCATAAGGGAAGGTACCGATCAGTTACTAAAAAGACCCATAGTCTCTCAGAAAAACTGACTGAGATCTTCATCGTAGGACAAAATGAACCGCTTGTCTGCACTCATGATCACCCTGTACTTGTAAGCCATCAAAAGAAAAGAGCCGGCAACAGACATTGGGGGTACGAAGAGAATCAACAGTTCGAACCTGCAGAAGGACTGGTACCAGTTCAAGATTACGTATTTATACCAAAAAGAAAAGGACTGAGACCTGAATTGCCCCCAGACGAAGCCTACATTGTAGGCTGGTACATAGGAGATGGACATTTGAGCAAGAACTCCTTCAAAATAACATTCTCCAGTAAAGAGTATGAACAAGCTAAAAAAGTGGCAGAAATAGTAGATCGTCTGCATTTATTGCACGACAGTGCGGGGCATGGCAATACTAAAAAGACAAGTACCATTAAAAAATTCGAAGGGTACTACATACTGACCAAAACCTCTGCGTATGTCGCAGAACTTTTCAGAAAATACGGAGGAACTGCCAACAATAAGCACTACAAACTGAACTGCATTCACTCTGCTATAGGAATAATTGAAGCAGAAGGAAGTCTTAAAAAAACTCCAAGAGAAGCGATTGAGGTCGGAATGAATGAGAAAGAAGTGATCAAACATTTACGACAGGTTCTTATTGATCATGGAATATGGTCCAGTTACAGAGTAACCAATAAAGGGCTTCACAAACTCACCATACCTTCCAGGTACGCAGAGAAGCTTTGTCAGTACAGTACCTTGTACGAACTTAAAAGTAAAACTGTTCGGGGCAGAACTGTAGCGCTGGAAACTGAAGAAGGATTTTGGACGCCTGTCAAAGCAGTAAGAACAAGAGCGGAAGCCGTAGAAGTCTTCAATTGTGAAGTGGAAGAAGACCACACCTATGTCTCAGAAGGATTCGTCACTCATAACTGCATGGCTTTGATCATAGGCATGTACATGATGCAGGAAATGTTCAACTCTGAAGTGAAAAGTGATCCCAAAGGAAGTCACTGGGAATGGTTTGAGAATCATTACAATGGAAACACGATATTTGCAGGAGATCAATTGGATAATACCGGAGAGGTATCATTCATCTGATCTTGTTGAAATGAATCGGAAAAGAGGAAGGACCGACCTCATTGTATCTTTGTATCATGTACAGTAGTATTCCGGATCAAAGGATCCCATTGGCATCCAAGAACAAGAAATGGTGGACAGCTTGTGTCAAGGGATTATGTGCCCTGTCTGAATCCAACAGGGGAGATCGAAAAAGAACCTTGAAAAGACTGTATGAGTACTACAATGGACTCACACATGCGGATGACTACGATTATGTTCTTCGTCCTTATGGAAAAACAAGAAAGAACTTCCCCTCGAAACTCAGGAACTACACGATCATAAAATCAACGGTAGATATCCTTCTAGGAGAGAAGCCGAAGAGACCTTTCAACTACAGTGTCATCGCAGTGAATGCGGACGCAGTGGACCGAAAAGAAAAGGCCAAGCAGGATTTCATCAATGCCAACGTCCAACAGATGCTGGTGAATGAGATGAATGCCATGGGCATAGAAACAGGAGAGGAATCCAAAGAAGTACCTTCTTCCAAAGATCTGGAGGCAATGTTCGAAAGATCCTATGTGGACAATGAGGCCATACTGGGACAACATGCATTGAGTTACATTCTTCAACAGGAGGAAGTGCATGAAAAGCTTCAGAAGGCATGGTTCCATTTTCTAGTAGCAGGTGAATGTTACACCGAACGGACCATCCGGTCAAATGAGGTGAACTATGATGTATTGAACCCATTGGATGTGGATTACGATCTGGATCCTGACCTTGATTATGTGGAGGACAGTGATTGGGCCATCGTGACAAGATACATGGGTCCTGCAGCCATTGTAAGGAACTGGGGAAGATTTCTAGATGAGGAACAGATGGAGAATCTGTACAAGGATTCCAGTTTCAGGAACGACACACTGTTCTTCGATGATAGCCACAGTAGATTGATCCGGGTAAGAACTGTTTACTGGCAATCACTGAAACGAATTGGATTTGTGACCTATATGGATCCGACCACAGGTGAGAATGAGATCATGGAGGTCGAAGATGGATTCGTACTCCCAAAAGATCTGAAAGATCAAGGTGCCAAGCTTGAATGGGAATGGCACAATGATCCATGGCAAGCGATAGAGATCGATGAGGATGTGATCGTGGATGCAAGACCTGTAGGAAACTCCAGACTATCCATCGACAATCCTTCAAAATCGAAACTTCCTATAAACGGAAGACGATATTCAGATATCAATGCGGAGAATATCTCGTTGGTGATGCTGGGGATACCGTTTCAGATCAATTACAACGTGTACAAGTACCGTCTGGAGACCAGTATCGCAAGATCCAAAGATATCATTGCACAATTGGACATCAATCTGATCCCTAAGAAATGGGACATGGACAAGTTCATGTACTATGTGGAGGGAACCGGAATAGCCTGGGTGGATTATGACAAGGAAGGTGTGAAACTGAGTCCTCAGCATCAGAGTGTACTTGATCTGAGCATAAAGACCATTGAACTGTACATCAATCTTCTGAACCACATACTTCTGGAATAGGAGAATGTGTCCGGAGTGAACTCACAACGTAGAGGTGAAGTGGGCCAGTACCAGGGTAAAGCAGCAGGTCAGCAGGCAATTGTTCAAAGCAGTCATATCACAGAAGATCTGTACAGGAAATTCGCAGGACTTGAAAGAAGGGATCTGCAGAACATGGTGGACATCTCTAAAAAAGCTTGGGTGAATGGTAAGAAAGGAATGTACATCATGCCTGATGGACATAAGGAATTCTTCACCATTGATCCGGAAAGCTGGGCCCTTGCAGATCTGGGAGTATTCGTGACAGATGCGGCCAAAGAAGTTGAGAAAGCGAACTACGCCAGAGAACTGGGACAATCGATCCTTCAGAACGGAGGATCCGCTTCAACAGCGCTTGCTCTGATAGAAGGAGAAAGCTTTGCCATACTAAAAGAGAAGATAAACAAGGCGGAAGCAGCAGCTGCAGAACTTCAACAGGCTCAGGCAGAGGCGACAGCTCAAGCTGAAGTGGAGAAAGAAAGGATCCTTGAGCAGCGTCACAAAGATCTCCTTGACTCTCAGGAGAAGGACAGGATACTTCAGAAAGAAGAAGGAGAAGCTGAGAGGAAACTGAAGCTGGAGATAGCCCGGATGACAGCTGAGAAAGGTAACAGAGAAACAGATCCCAAGGAATTCCAATTGAAAGACAGGGAACTGTCTGAGAAAGAAAGGACCAACAGAGCAGCTGAAGCTTTGAAAGCGAAAGAGATCGCTTCCAAGGAAAAGATAGCGGCTTCAAAACCAAAGACAAAGGGCTGATCTCATAGGAATAAAGTTAGTGGCCTATCGTACAGGATACGAAGGAAGTCTGACAGAACTGATGAAGAGTGAACTGGCAAAAGAGACCCAGATCGCCAGTACTCCACAGGAAATGACAGACGGATTGACACAGGGTCCGCCAAGGAC